ATGAAGGCGGAATAGGTAGAACGTGCCTTTTATGTAGCGATTATTAGTAGCCGAGTTACCTATATACAAATCATATAAGCTATCATTCTGCCACGCGGTTGTTGAGCCACTGCCTGTATATGTCAGCGTTTGCGCTACGTTATTAATCTTTAATATCGGCGTGCTGCTAACCGACGACGCTTGCCATGATATTTGAATAAAATTTAATCCTGTAGTGAGACTACCAGAGGGGCTATTCCACGCTTTGAATGCGACGCCCGCCGTATCCATTCGTTTTATATATAGGTGGTCGGCGGAACGTTCAACGGCAAACGTCTCGCCATTTCCGGTTTCCTTCGAAAAAAAACGGTCGTAGGATGTTAGGGCAGTATAATTAATTAGCCATTCAATAGTAAGGTCGCCGAGATTGTTTATAACTGCGCCTTTCGGGACTTTGATATAGTCGGTGGTATTCGCTTGTATCTGCGTCGTCGCGGAACTGGGAGCCGTCCATTCTTCATTAACGGCTATAGAAGCATCATACGCCGGAGAGTTAGCACTAATCTGATTCGTGACCGCCGTTCCAGATGCCGGCCACACACTGAACTTAACTTGACAGTTAGCTTCCCATACGGTCATTGTGGTTTGTTTAAAACCTCACGATGCCGCAGCCACCGTTGCCGTGAATATACCTGCCGCCGCCCATGTAAGTGTAAGCGTTCCATTTGTCACTGACTGCGCGCCCATGTCCAGATAGCACAGAAGCGGATTCGTAACCGTTGTCGACGTTGGCGATCCAGAATTTATTAATGTTTGAATCGCAGCATATTGCGCAGTTATCGTGGCGTTTGGTCGTGGTGCAGTTGCGCAATTCTTCCAGTGGTGGCAGGATATTATTGCAGACTGTTATCTTTGGATCATGCACTTCAAAGCCTGCGAAGCCTGCAAATAATTCATCCATGTTTCACCTTTGAAACACAAAATTAATTATTCTGTCTGCGCCCTGCGAAACTGGCGATCCAGACGTTCCACTGCGCACTTTGAACCATCGAAATGGCGACAAAAGTGGGCCAGACGTATCAAGTGAAAATGCTGCACCTGCAGCAACTGCAGCAGAAGGATTCACAGCGGTTCCTGCTTCGTTTGTCAATTCGTCAAACGTTCCACCAGATGAACTGGCTACTTGAAAAGACAAACTTGCAGCAGTCCACGCAGCTGGCATTATAACGCCAATGCGCGTTGCGCCGCCAAGAAAATCAACAACTGAACTTAATGATGTGCCATTTGTAATAGTAACCGGCACAATCCATTTATATGGCATTTTTTATTTCCCCTCAGTTAAGATATAGGAAAAAAATAAAAGAAGTGGGCAAATGCCCACTGTGTTGTTCTATGCTACAACCGTCGTGTAGTAAGGTCCGTGACGTAGGTTTGACTGAATCAGTGTTACATCAAACGAAACCGTGACTGAACCAGTTGCAGCATTAAGCCTGAACCAACGCTTGTTTCCTAGATATTCAAAGATATACGTGTGGCCATTGTCTGCCGCAGCGGTCATCGTAAGAACGCCTGCGGAAATCTTTGTGTTGCTGTTGTCATCACGCACAGCCAGTGTGTTCGCGGTTGGCGTAACTGCCGCGCCAGCGTCAGTTGCTGATACATCAGTGTCATACAACGTGAAAACGTAGTTTGAAACAGACGCGCTTGTAGTTGCGTGAAGCAGAAGCATATTGGTTTCAAAACCCTGCGTGTCAACGTTCGTGGTAGTGAACGCTGTGTTGAATGCAGCGGCGTTTGCGCACGAAGTGGCTTCAAAAAGCACTTTGAGCTGCAGCCGGTGCAGCAAATCTTTCATTGACATTTTTCTTTATCCTCATTTTCCATTTCGTTAATGGCATTTTGCAGCGCCTGGATTGCACCAACAGCGGCATTGGCATTAGCCAACGCCACCTGCCGGTTGTTTTCATAAACAGCAATCATTTCCTGCAATTTTTCTTTGGTCAATTCCATTTGATTAACCGTCCGTCCACACCGGAATCCTGTATATCGAAGCGCCAATGTAGATTCTAAGCGCCAATTGGTTTGCACAGAAAGCAGGCGTGCCTGTTCCATATGCAGATCCTGCGGTTGTGTCGCACGATGATCCCGCGCCGGTTACTTTAAATGCAGGATTTGTTGCGCCGCCATCAAGCGTGATCAGTCCAGTTGCTGCAGTGATCACACATGTTGACGTGCCAATAGTAACATCACCAGTTAATTGTGATGTGGTGGCAACTGTCAGTGCGCCCTTCGTCTGAATGTTTCCATTAGCAGCTGTGATCAATGCGCCGGTTCCCGCATATCCAGTTCCAATCGTCACATTGCCAGTTAATTGACTTGTGGTCGTTACCGACAATGACGTTCCTGCAGTGATTGAACCAGATGGGCTGAAGTTTCCTGTGTATGCTACAGAGCCAATGGCAGAAACCACTAAACGGTTTCCACCCTGGTCAATGTAAACACCAGTTGTTTTTGTCACAATCAATCACCAGATTATGTTTGACAGGACAATACTGTATATGCAAGTTCATTCACTGCACCGCCACCAACGCCCAGGCGCTCTGTGAATAGTGAAACCGCGCCTTTGGTCGTGATTTCATCACGGATGGTGTAGATTCCAGGGTTGTCAACAATCGTATATGCTTCCGTGAAATCACCATATGCAATCGGATATGTGGATGAACCAATGTTTGGCATTGACGGAGAATAGACAATGGGTTTTCCAAACAACATATCGCGCGACGGTCCAGGAAGTTCTGACGACAATCCGTATTGCTGCTGAACGTTATCTTCTATCATATAACGTCCCATTCCGTCCTGGAATTTTCGCAGATATGCCTTCGTGCTTCTGTTCATAATCCAACAGGCGTTTTGCTGATATACTTCAGGCAGTGCTTCCTGCATAGTTATCAGCACATCAAAGTCATTGATTGCTGCAGACGTGCCGGTGTGCGTGTTGGTCACGGAAGTTCCAGATTCTGTGGCAGCGGTCATAATGCCTTCAGGCTGTCCAGAACCAGTTCCATTGATAAATGCCGCGCCTTCAAGTTGCGCCATATAACGCGAAACCCGCTGCGTCATCCATCCTTCCACATCGAAAGCAGCAATGCGCGCCATCTTTTGCGTCATAATCGGCATTGCATACATTGGATGCGACGGAATGCGCATTTCATTAAGGGTCATGTTGGCAGTTGCGCTGCGTGATCCTCTTTCAGAAGTCCATCCAGCAGGCATCGTGCCAGCTTCGCCAAGCATCACCAGTTCATCACCAGCGCGCAGCGTTTCAACTGACGCAATTCCACGAATTGGCGACACAAGTATAATAGCTTCAATTATTCGCGCGCTAACTTGTGGCGTGAGCCAGTAACCACCAGAAATCAAATCGTTGGAGGCAACCGTTTTGTAGAATTCTGGAATTTCGGATTTGGAATGTGTTGCAACGTATTCTTTGACATAATCAAGCTGGTTGAAATCCTTCTTAGTCCACAGATATTTTTCAAAATCCGAGTTCCATTTAATTTCAATGTCGTCGTCTTTATCATTGCCGACAACGCCAGGTGCTTTGTTCAACTTCGTTTCTATGGAATCAAGTCTGCTTCCAAATGCGGTTTGCCCTTTTTGGAATTCATCAAACTGCGTTGACATTTTCCCTGTGTAATCGGTCATGCCAGTTTGAAGTTCAGTTATCAACTGTTCCATTGATTTTGTTTCTGCCATAATTTTATTTCCTCAATAGGTTAATCAATTCTGTCAATTTTATTTTCAATTCTTCATCGTCTGATGCGCGTTTTTCAGCAGCACCATCTGCGGATTCATCAGTTTTGTCTGAAACTTTGCCAAGAACGCCACCAAGCAATTTGTGTGCATTTCCCAAATGATCATGGGCATCTTGAAGATCAGATTGATTTTTGGCTGACAACACGCGGCCTGATTTTGTTTCATCAACAACATCAGATTTGCCAGGTGGAATCACTGTTTTTTCTTCCACGCCTGTGGATTTCACGTCTGTGTTTACTGCTTCAGTGTTGCTTGGAAATGTGACATTGGAAATTTCCATCAGGCCAACGTCTGCCAAATGGTCCACGCCATCATCATCTTTGAATGACTTCCCATTCAGCATAGTATAGCCAATACTGTTGCCGTCAATGTCACCATTCACTGCAGCTTCATACGCATCTTTTCCCCAAGAAGTTTTCAAATTATATCGCGCTTGATATTTCAGGCCACGATCATCTTCCCAAAGTTTGACAAGCTTCCCAATGGGACGCTTATAATCATGTTGCCAAAGAAATTTGATCTTCTTTGGATCAGCCAGCGCCTTCATAAAAGCGCCACGATCAACAACCTGTTTCTGGCTATCAATCACATCATAAACGCTGGCATATCCTTCAACATAGCCTTTGGAATCTGGAACTTCAAGTGGCAAATGATTATCTTTAAATAATAATTCTGGTTTAGACATAGCCACCACTACTTCAAATCAAAAAAGTTCAACAAATGCGCCTGGGCGCATATAAAGTGCATCTGAATAACTTACGCCAGATATGCACTATATACGTTATTGGAAAAAAGGAGTCATGTCATAAAATCCACCATGCCTGGTGGTAACTATGTATTTTTCAACAATATCCTTACACCACATCCCATTGTGGCCTTCCATCACATGCATCATGAATTCAAACCAGGGAATAAAAGCGCAACGATTGTGCGCACCCTTGCTTTTGATTTCAACCACCAGGTATGCATTCCTGGCGCTTCGTGTAAAATAATCATCTAAAGCAAAAATCTGGTGCGTGCCGTCTGCAGTATAGTGGAAATTGCTGGTCCAATAAATTTTCTTGGCGCTAGTTGATTTACATTCAAACCCAAAGTGGCCAATTGGACTGTCAATTATAATGTCACACGGCTGCTTATAATATCGCTGCTGTGGCCAGCGTCTGACATCTGCAGGAATGTCTTTAATTCTAAAATAGTTTTCAAACGATTTGACCAATGAACGTTCAAAGTTCATTTGATGGGTGCAAACTGAATTCCGTGATCGCCTGGATATGGCTTTTTGTGATCGTTTGCGCCGCGCAGAATGTCTGCAGGAATTACATCAAATGCTTTACACTTCCTAAAGGATATTCGATTGATGCAAGCGTTGCAACTAGCAAACACCATTCCTGTGTCATTAATGAATTTGTCCATTGTCATAGTGATATAGGAACAGCTTTTATAAGTCTGCTTCCGTCCTTTTGCAATTCGTTTGACAAAATTCTAAATGCTGTGCCGTGTTGAAACACAACTTCATCTTCTTTTTCTTTGTAATTCAATATGTCTGGCATTATGTGTGGCTTTACATCACCTGGTTGTATTTGGAATAAGAAATTTCTGGTAGGTGCTGCGCGCAAAAACAAATCAGTCTTTGCTTTATCAGCGGTTGCAGATGTAAATGCTTTATCAGAATAAACATCATCAGGTTTCAGTTTGCTTAATTCTGTCCACAGTGGTTCTGCTTCTTTATCAAACGGCCTACTGTCTGCAGGCCACGCAGTAACACCACGATACGCTGTGCCATTAAATTCCGGCAGCTTTTCCAACGGTGCTGCAAATGCATCAACACGCGCCTGTTGATCTGCTGGCCCATTCCAATCAAGTGTTCCATCGCGCAGAAAACCATTCAATGCGCTGTAAGAATCCTTATTCATCCAACCATCAATCGCTGCTTTTTCTGGTTCATCCATTCCATTAAAAATGTTGGTTGCAGCATCCTGTCCATCAGAATATGAATCGAAACCACCACCCGTCAGTGCTGCTTCTGGCGTTTCTTCCGGCTGCGCATAGCCAATGCAGCACCGGCAGTTTGGCGCATCACCAGGCCAACTGGTTCCATCATCACAATCAAAGCCATCTTCTTGGTCCCAGGGAATTGTCAGACCATCCATATCACGGTGCGCGTCACGTGTTGCATCATCCATTTCGGCAATCCACATTATATCAAGATGGCTGTCGTTATCTTTGCCCTGCTGCAACGTGGCCTGGTTGTAGGCTTCAGCTGTTTCGCTGCGCGCAATCCTGGTGGCGCGCCACCCTTCCATTTCGTCACCAAAGACATCCTGCACACGCGCAGTGATTTCTGGAATGCCTTCTTCCTGTTCAGCACCAGCAAAGATTGCTTTTTGCACAGCATCTTTGAACGTGTCAGTGATGCCACCAGTTTTGGCGTTAATGCCCAGACCAATTTCATTTCCGGTGTGGCCTGAAATATATCCAGCAACATATGAAAGCCACGCCGCTGACTTTTGCATTTGCCCAAAGTTTTGCTGCGCTAGTTTGTAGGCATCATTGCCTGCCAAGTTCCAGATGCGCTGGATCATCACCTTTATGTCTGGTTCCAGTTTGTCAATCGCGGCATCAACTTTTTTGACATCTGGCATCGCAGCAATCACTGGTCCGCGCATTTTATGAAAAGTATTTGCAACAATCTGTTTGCTGCGCGGAATAATAGAATCCCTGCGCTTATTCATCACGCGCAAATATCGTGCGCGCTGTGCTGGTATGCGCAGGTTGTATGCCATTATGCCATTTCTTTAAATCCACTGCATGGATCACGCATAAATAAACACAAATGTTTATCGCACGTCACCAGAATTTTGCAAACAGTGTAACCATCAAATGTGATGCTTTCACATTTTAAACATTCTTTGTCCGTCATTTGTTCACTTCCTGCAAAAGTTCCCAACATCGCTGCTGCCTTCTTTTGCGATACTATATTGTCCCGTGACTTGAAATAGATTTTGGTCGGATTTTCAGCCTTCGTTGTTCCAATGCTTCAATTCAGGGTTGTTTTCACGATAAATGAATGGAATTTTGTTTGGCGTGTTACACCAGGGACATAATGCGTTTTCAATATCGCCAGCTATTTTGAAATGTTTATCGCATTTGAAGCAATGCACTATCGGGATCACGAATCACGAAAGCGCCATTTTTGCTTTTATCTGTGCAATCGTGTCCATCAGTGCGGCTGCCGGTTCAGGCGCTGCAGGTGGTGCGTTACCATTACATGGCGGCGAGCCAACGCCAGGTTTGTTGACTGCTAGCGGAGTAACAGCAGCAGGTTCAACACCACCTTTTGCGGTTTCCACTGTCAAAAGCTGCGTTGGTTCCAAGAACACATCGCTGTCTGGTCTGGTTTCCCATCCCATTTTCTCCCTGCCTTCATTGACAGTGATGGTTCTATTTTTAACCAGTTCCATAATCCACGCAGACTTCGTGGCCAGGTCATCTTGTAGGACCGTGACCGATTCAAGATCAAGTTCAAATTTAACATCAGGGCCAAAATCTGGCGCTAGGAAGTAATTAAGGCCATCAATAATTTTGCCCATCAATGGCAGGATGCTTCGCATATAGACCTGCCGCATTGCCTGGTCCTGATTTTCGTAGGTGGCCTGTCCCCAAAGCAGTTCTTTAGGAATTCCCAGGCACATGCCAATTTCATGTGCGGAAAGTTCCA